CACCATCGGCTGGAACCACATATTTTAGTAATAACTTTTTATATATATACAACGGATCAGAATGGAGAAGTGCTAGTCTTTCTTAACAACTAATATAATAAAAATGGCAATACAAATAACAGGATTATTTATAAATCCACAATCAGATTTAATATACGATTCACCAACATTAACATTAGTACCACACTTAACAAACCCAGGTTTAATATTACTAGACGTAATGATTAATGGTAGAGATTGTATAGGATATAATAACATTAATAGAAGTGTATTAGAATATGGTAGTGCATCAGATCCATACGACAATTTAATAGAAGCTTTAAAAAAATATGTTATAGAAGATCTACAAAATGTTGGAATAAACCAAAATGCAACATTTGAATAATATACTTTAATACAATTAACAATATTTATAATAAAATACAAAATGGAAACAAAAGTTTTAACACAAGAAGAGTTGCAACAAATCAAAGATATCAGACAAGAAAAATCAATTCTAGTTGAACAATTTGGTCTTGTAGAATACAGCATACAAGATCTAGAACAACAAAAACAATTACTCAATTCATCTTTATCTAACCTAAAACAGAAAGAAATTGAGTTAGGAAAAACACTACAAGAAAAGTATGGTGATGGTACCATAAATGTAGAGAAAGGAGAATTTACAAGCTCTCTTTAGGTTTTTGATCATCTCCATAATATTTATAATAAAACATAAATTATAAAGAAATGGCAGAAACTTTAATATCCCCTGGTGTACTCGCTCGAGAAAACGACCAATCATTTATTTCCCAAGGCCCAATCACCGTTGGAGCCGCAATCATTGGACCTACAGTAAAAGGCCCATATGAAATCCCTACTGTTGTAACATCATATAGTGATTATCAAGCAAAATTTGGTACTACTTTTAATAGTGGTGGACAAGCTTATACTTACTTCACTTCAATAGCAGCTTACAACTATTTTAACAATGGTGGTGAAACATTATTAGTAGCTAGAGTAGCAAGTGGTACTTTTACAGCAGCCTCAAGTTCAGCAATGCAAAGTAATACAGGTAGTGTTACAACTGCTTCTGTAACTATAAGCAGTGCTAGTTTAGCACCATTTATTAACCCAAACACTGGTTCATTTATTGTAAACGGTATAACTATAGCTGTTACTGGAAGTACACCACCTACTAATAACGCTACTACAATATTTTTATCAACAGGTTCAAGTGCAACTGCTACAGTAACAGCAATTGTAACAGCTTTTAACTTTAGTTCCTCAGTAGCGCCTTACTCTGCATCACTTCAACACATTGTAGCAGCAGTATCTGGTTCTCCTGCAACTGGATTATTTTTTAATGCTTCTTCTTCAATATCAGGATTTGCTGGAAATTCATTCTATATAACATCTGGATCAACAACAACTTTCTTCTCAGGAGGTACTAGTCTCCCAGCATTATCTTTAGAAACATTATCTGAAGGAACAATTATGAATAATTCTGGGTCAGAAACATCAGGAGCTTTAGTTAGTGGTTCAGCAGATAATGTAAGATGGCAAACATTAAATAGAAATGAATCAACAGGAACATTTGATTTATTAATTCGTCGAGGTGATGATACATCTTTACAACCTATTGTTTTAGAAACATGGACTAACTTATCACTTGATCCTTTTGCTCCAAACTATGTGGCAGCTGTACTTGGGGATTATGTTACAAATTATAATGTAGTTACTAATCAAATTGAAATAACAGGTTCATACCCTAACAGAAGTGCCTATGTAAGAGTAAAAAGTGTAAATTTACCAACTCCTAATTACCTTGATAATAATGGAAACCCAGTTGCTATTTATACAGGATCAATACCTGTAAATATTAGTGGTACATTTGGTGCAGCTACCGGAAATTTATTTTATGGTGGGGGTGCTAATTATTATAATGATATAATAAATGGCGCTAATAACACACAAGGTATTAACGCTAGTAATTATAACAACATGATTAATTTATTAGCTAATCAAGATGACTATAGATTTAATGTATTATTAACTCCTGGTTTAATATCTGATCAAGCTAATCTAGGAACGTCTCAAATAACTACTGCTATAAACAATACTCAAAATAGAGGTGATAGTATATATGTTGTAGATTTAGTACCTTACGGAACACAAGCAATATCAACTGTAACTGCAGCCGCCTCCGCAAGAAATACATCATATGCTGCATCATATTGGCCTTGGGTTCAAACAATTGATCCTGATACAGGCAAAAACGTTTGGGTACCAGCTTCAACAATGGTAGGTGGAGTTTATGCTTACAATGATAGTGTATCTGAACCTTGGTTTGCACCAGCTGGTATAAACAGAGGTGGATTAAGTAATGTAATACGTGCTGAGTGGAAATTGACTCAAGGTAATAGAGATTCATTATACACTGGTAGAGTTAATCCAATCGCTACTTTCCCTGGACAAGGTGTAGTAGTATATGGTCAAAAGACATTACAAGCAAAAGCATCAGCTCTTGATCGTGTAAATGTTCGTCGTTTATTGATTGCTCTTAAATCATACATTTCTCAAGTTGCTCAAAACTTGGTGTTCGAACAAAACTCAATTGCAACAAGAAATCAATTCTTAAGTCAAGTAAATCCATACTTAACATCAGTACAACAAAGACAAGGTTTATATGCATTTAGAGTAATAATGGACGATTCGAATAACACACCAGATGTAATCGATAGAAACCAATTAGTAGGTCAAATATATATTCAACCAACCAAAACAGCTGAATTCATATACTTAGACTTTAACATATTACCTACAGGAGCTACATTCCCAGCGTAATAAAACAACTTAAAATAAGATAAGGTACCTTTGGGTACCTTACTTTTTTTCCACATATGTATAACAAAACATAATAAAATGGCAGTACTAGATCCAAACGAAATATTCTTCACGGCATTTGAACCGAAACAGCAAAACCGCTTTATAATGTATATTGATGGTATACCTTCATATATTGTTAAAGGAGTAGGTGCAGTAACTTTAACCCAAGACACAATAGCTCTTAACCACATAAACGTACAACGTTTTGTAAAAGGAAAATCAAAATGGAATACAATAGATTTTACATTATTTGATCCTATCACTCCTTCTGGCGCTCAAGCAGTAATGGAATGGGTACGTTTACATCACGAATCTGTAACAGGTAGAGATGGTTATTCTGACTTTTACAAGAAAGATTTAACACTTGATATCTTAGGACCTGTTGGTGATATCGTAAGTGAGTGGGTATTAAAAGGATGTATTATAACTAGTGCTAATTTTGGTGAGTACAGTTGGGATAATGAAGCAGCAGCTCAAAACATTACAATGACCGTTCAACCAGATTATTGCGTATTAAATTTTTGACGATACATCCGGATTATTGGGTCTTTAATTAAAGACTTTACCACCCGATTGCATTTTACGTCCTCCTGTAATATTTATAATAAAACAGGAGGACATTTTTATGATACAATGCAAACTATGCGATTACCAGACAGATAATAAGATTAAATTTGCTAAACATGTTCTACATGAACATAAACTTAACAGGCAAAACTATTTAATTCAAACCGAATATAATAACACACAGCCAACATGTATTTGTGGTTGTGGAACATTGATGAAGTATAATGCTGTATTAGCTGATTTTCCCAAATATATTAAGAAACATCTTCATATTATCCAGAAAGGCAAAACACAAGAGGAAATATTTGGAGATATGAAATCACCTAAAAGAACTAAAGCTATATCAGACACACGTAAAGCTAAATTTAAATCGGGGGAATATAATCATATAAGAAATGCTATTAATGAAGCAAGAAAAGATCCAGAATTAGGTAAAAAAATATCTAATAGTACTAAAGGTATACCTAAGCCTAAACCACTAGGTTTTGGTATAGGTAGAGTTCAATCTGAAGAAACTAGGGAAAAAATGAGTAACAGTGCTATTCAACGTATAATTACTACAGATCAAAATCATAGTTCTAAACTTGAAAAAACATTTGCTAATATATTAGATTTATTAGATATAGACTATCAACAACATTTTTATGCTAAACCTATTAAAGCATTTTATGACTTTTATTTACCAAAACATAATATAATAATTGAAGTAGATGGAGATTTTTGGCACTGCAATCCAATAAATTTTCCAAATGCTGATTATGCTACTCAACAAAGAAATGTTGTAAGAGATAAAGAAAAAAACGAATGGGCTCAATTAAACGGATATAAACTACTTAGATTTTGGGAAAACGATATAAATAATAACATAAAACAAGTCAAACAAATATTACTAGAAAATTTAAAATAGATTTGGTATTTTATCTTTCCTTTCGTATATTTATAACAAATAATAAAACAAAATGGCAAAACAGATATTAAGCGAAGAGTTTCGCAAAATGCAAAAACTAGCAGGTATAAAATTGAATGAAAACTCTTCAAACTCAATGATTAATGAAGAAAATGATTATACTTTCTTTGATACAGATTTTAAAAATTCACCAGATAAATATTTATATTATGATATGTTAAATATGATTAAATCATTAGAAAATGAAAAAATACCAGGATTTGATGCTAAAGATGCTTTAGAGGATTTTAAAAAAACCTTCGAAGTAGACGATGACCCAATCTATATCCATAAAGGTGCTTATGAAGACTTTATTAATGATTATCTACCTAATGACATTAAAAAATCATATCTAAGTAAGTGGATTGAATTAGGAGAAAAATCAAAAAAAAAATTAAATGAAAATGATGATGAAATTGATTATGATGAAATTGATTACGATGATGAAAACTTTTCAGATTCATTTATTGATGATGAAGGTTTTGATGATGACTTTGATTTAAATCGTAAGTTTAAAAAATCACAGTCTAAACATTCATATGATGAAGTATTAGAAATAATTAAATCATATGAAAACATGCTAAATGATTTTAAATCAGAATTCCCTAAAAATGAATTAGTATACGCTGTTGTAATTAATGATGGAGAATACGAGCAGGTAATATATATTAAGAATGTTTCTGATAAAGATGAATTGAAAAAAATAGCATTATCTAAAACTGAAATTAAACCTCATAAAAAAATAAAAATAACAAAATTAGGTGTTGTTTTTTCTGAATTAGATGATGAGGAAAAGGAATTATTTAAAAATGGTGATGTTGCTGTTTTTGAACCTGAATCAATGGATTAATATTTATACTAAACAATTAAAGAATACCCACAGAAATGTGGGTATTTCCCTTTCCCTCATATATTTATATACAACAATAACGTTACATTAAAATACAATTTATGGAAGAAAACAAGTTCCCAACAGAAACAGTAGAATTACCCTCAAAAGGCGTAGTATACCCACCAGATCATCCTTTACGTAGTGGTAAAGTAGAAATGAAATACATGACCGCTAAAGAAGAAGACATTTTAACAAACCAAAACTACATTAAAAAAGGTATTGTGTTAGATAAACTTCTTGACTCATTAGTTATGGGTAAATTTGACATTAAAGAATTAGTAACGGGCGATAAAAACGCGTTACTTATATCTTCACGCATC